CTTTCATCCATTGTGGATCAAGTGCACCTACGGGTAGATTAACGGGCCGTTTAATTATTCCATGCTTTTGGAGGTAGTGGGGATATTCATGGCTTGTGGGGCGGCGTCAGCTGGCATATCAGCAGCGGCCGTTAAGACCCACTTGCTATGGAAGCGTTATCGCGAATCCTTCCTTACCCCTGCGGAAGAACAATTGGCCCAGACTGAGGCCGGATTGGTTGATGCACATCTTGGCGATGCTGAAGATGCTTTGGTGGATCAACCCGACCACACCCCGGCCCAACCCCACAGACGATTAGGACGCAGGAAGCGCAATCAGTTTGTGGCTGCGATGGTGGCTCAGATTAAGAACGAGATGGGCTGCCCAACCCGGACCCCCGCCAACCTTCTTGTGGTTAGAAAGAAGGCTCATGACATCATGAAAGAAAGAGGGCTACGCCCTTCCCACATGAGTCTTTATATGGAGACTGTAGTGGGCTTGGTGTTCGTTCCCTCCGCAAATGAGATCATCTATGAAAGGATGCATCATTCGATGGAGTGGAGGAGACGGCGGAGGTTGTTCGAGTCCACCATCAAGCCGCCCACCTTCTGGTCTTGGCTGTTTGCCGATGACCAGAGGTATTGGGTGGATGGGTAGGGGGGCCGTAATGCTTACTCACTGGGGATGGAAGTGTGGAAGGTGGAAGGTACCACCTCTGCCTCTTCACTTGCCCCTGACCACCCCGATCTGGCGGTGAGTAAGCATCACGGTGTCTCCCCGAAGGTACGCACATTCTATGTTGTCCCCCAAACGGCTCCGGAGGACAACATGTGCGTATACAATAATACCATTGTCACTCTCGAGCGTGGCATAAAGGAACGTGTCCTGTTTGTGAAGATCAACAACAGGTGGGTACCCGCTCCGCTTCCATTGGCTGGAATCTTTAAGACTCGTCTCTCGTCTTTCGAGAGAGCTCTTGTGAAATACCTCCCCTCGACCACCCCGATCTCCTACGATGATTTCGTTGGATTGTATCGGGGTCGCAAGCAGGTGGTTTACAGGATGGCTGCAGACTCATTGATGATAACTGGAGTGTCTGCACGAGACTTTCGGCTTAAGGCCTTTGTTAAAGCGGAGAAAGGGAAGCATGGTTCCGCCCCTAGGGTCATCCAACCTAGAGACCCGAGATGCAATGTTGAGATTGGCAGGTATCTGAAACCAATCGAGGAGCGAGTGTATAAGGCAATAGCCAAAGTGTGGGGAGGAGGCCCTACTGTTATGAAGGGGTATAATGCGAAGAAAGTGGCATCACTTCTCCGGAGTAAGTGGCTTAGGTATTCCAACCCTGTTGCGATAGGGTTGGACGCTACGCGCTTTGATCAGCACGTAAGTGTTCAAGCACTGCAGTGGGAACACTCGCAGTATCTCAACTGCTTCGGGTCACCTGATGATCGTAGGTTCTTGATGTGGCTTTTAAAACAGCAACTCAACAACCGAGGATCCGGGTACTGTCGAGATGGGAGATTGAAATACCGAGTCGCTGGGAAGCGTATGTCAGGGGATATGAACACAGCGTTAGGCAATTGCCTGCTGATGTGTGCCATGATCTATTCTTATTGTGAGCAAAGAGGAGTCGACGCCTCTCTTGCTAACAATGGGGACGATTGTGTCGTGCTTATGGAACGGGGCGATCTTCCCCGATTCCAACACGGGCTCAAGGCCTGGTTCTTAGAGATGGGCTTCCAGATGGAAGTAGAGGAGCCTGTCTACGACTTTGAGCGCATAGAGTTCTGTCAATCTAGGCCCGTTTTCGACGGGCAGTGTTACACAATGGTACGGAATCTGCGTGCATTTACTAAGGATGCATGTGCGCTTATTCCGCTCGAGTCCAATCACGTACTCAAGTCTTGGCTCGGGGCCGTTGGTGATGCTGGTATGTCCTTGACCGGAGGCATACCCATTTGGCAAGAATATTATTCCCTTTACCAGCGTAGTGCTGGTAACCTTTCTAGCAGCAGGAGGCGGCGAGGGGCGAATAGGGTGTTCGACCAGGCCGCTTTCGAGACTGGAATGGCCATGTCAGCAATTGGCATGACGCGGAAATATGGCGAGGTTACACCGGAGGCGAGACACAGCTTTTGGTTGGCCTTTGGCATATTACCTGATCATCAGGTAGCCTTGGAGCGTCAATACAGAGTGATGGATGATATAACCCTCTGTCCCAAGGATTCCGTTCCCACTCCTCATCTCCCCCCGGTACATAATGGGTTCCTCACCGCGCGGCGGTTTTAGAGCTGGGCAGCTCGATAAACTGCCTATGGGGTTCCTAGCGTTAAATGGCCCAAAACGGTGGCTACCCGCCTTAATAATTCCGTGCTAAACAAAATGCCGAGAGACTACACGGCGCCGGCCTGGATCGGGTCGCTAGGGATGTATAGTCCAGGGTGATCTTCCTGGATCCCATATTAAGATCATACATAGCCATGGTTCAGAAACGTAAAGTCGTGGTGCGGCCTCGCCCAAAGAAGGCCAAGAAGTCAACCCCCTTTGCGGACGCCGGTGCAATTGCCGGTGATCGCATTGGGAGAATCTTCGGATATCCCATGTTGAAGGGTGTCTGAAGATGGTTGGGAAGCGGAATCGGGAACATTCTCGGCTCCGGGGACTACCAGATGATGGGTGGTCCCCCTAAGTACAACGTGTTGACATCAGACGTACAGGTACCCCAGTTCTCCACTGGTAGACAGACGAATATTGTCTGCCATCGGGAATACCTTACGGACATCGTTGGAACTTCTGGCTTCGATGTGAAGAAGTATCCAGTCAACCCTGGGGTCAGTTCCACCTTCCCGTGGCTGAGCACTCTGGCTCAGAATTACCAAGAATATAGGATTCATGGTATTATTTTTGAATTCCGTTCGCTCATAACGGACTTCGTCACGAGTGGTGCCCCAGGGGTCATAGTTATGGCCACGAACTACAATGCGGACGCTCCACTCTTTTCCTCGAAACAGGAAATGGAGAATTCCGAGTATGCTGTCGCCACCAAGCCCACCTTGAGTTTAATCCATGGGCTGGAGTGTGCGGCAGGTCAAACCGTGTTGCCGGAGAAATACATTCGTAGTGGAGATGTCCCAGTGGGGCAAGACTTGCGAATGTATGATTTGGGCAATGTTCAGGTAGCAACTCAAGGCAACCCGGCTCAGTTGTTGGGGGAGCTTTGGATTAGCTATTGCGTGGAGTTCTTCAAACCACGTCTGCCGGCCACAGTCGGTGGGAATGTGGCTTCCGGATGGGCTAGGCGTACTGGTATCAGTGCTGCCAATCCCTACGGAACCACCACGGCTTCCTACTCGGGATCTCTCGGCCTCACCTTTGAAAGTGGTGTTAAGCTGAAGTGGTATGCCTATCCGGGCAATCGGTATTTTCTCCAATTAGCCTGGAGCGGCACATCAGTCGCATTGACATATCCCTCTGTCACTACTGAGGGGTTGACGGATTATCCTGGATATGTAGGCGCAGGCGGGGGCTTCTTTTGGCCAGCCGCTGGGACTAGTGCCGCTTCCGGAACGCTTAGTGCGTACTTCACATGCTCCTTAACCAGCCCGGGCCTGGTGACCGTTAGTTTAGGTACAGCAGGCACGTTGCCGACTGGCTCCAATTCTGTAGTTTGTCTCGTCACATCTATAGATGAAGGAGTTGTTTACGGCTGAATCATAAATAAAACACCTTCGGGGACTCGGTAGACCTCACCGAGTATAAAAATACCTCTACGGGGGTGCGCATTCAATTCGGGGAGGGGCGCTGGACGCTACCCGGACGCCACCTAGGTCTAAAAATGTTTATACTACATTCTTGTTGCCAATACACTTTCCCACCTATCAGGTGGGTTTTAGGGCAAGGCGTCGGTGAGGGATGTGGCGAGTAAGATGGTAACTTGCAACCCACACCTGAGGCGACGGGTGTTCTGACCAGCACCCCCCCCAGTCAATGGTCGTGAATCGACCCCAGCCGCACGGAAGGCGTGTCCATCCTAAGAATGACAGGGTGCACGTGACCCCGGCCCAACTCCAGGGCGGATGTGGCCGGCAGCCCCGAGGCGGGGCGAGCTAGTATGGCCTGACGAGAGATCAAACAGGGGTATGGTGGGTTACAGTACCGTAGGAAGACTGCGAGCCTTGGTACTCCACCTAGAAGGGACACCACTCTTCTCTCATCTCAAAGCGCGTCAGGGGGCCCAGGACTAGTTTCCAGATCTGCATTAACACAGATCGGAAGAGCGT